AGAATTAATTGCCCTTCAATACTCAAATCTATTAAATAAGAATTTTGGCACACTAGAAGGAGATTTAGGAACATTTCAAACAGAAAATGGGTTAAACTATTTAAATAAAAATATTACAATAACAGATTCTTCTACTAATGCACTTTCGTATAATGGCAAGAAATTTCTAATGAATAGAGCAAGTATTACCCCTTATATGGATGAGGTTAATTCTATTCAATTGATTGAAATTACTAATGCAAATAACGATTCAACTGCGATTGTAGAATATTTGTCGGAATAATAAGTAAATTTGCAATATGGCAGACAACGTACAGGGTAAAAATATAATGCTTTATTATCACGAACCACCTTCGGAGGCTTATCCTAGTGGTAGAGATATAGCTTTTGCGTGTTCAACAAATTGTTCATTTGCGGTTAATGTTGACCAAAAAGAAGTAACAAGTCAAACATCTGCTTGGTATAGAGAATTTAAAAACGACATAGCTAATTGGACTATAAATTGCGATGGGCTTGTAACTTTAACTGGTTATGGATATCTTTTCTTATTACAACAACAACAAAATAGAACTCAAATTCTAATTAAGTTTGTTATTGATAATGGAGTAGATGGATTAGTTATTATAAGTGGTAACTGCAATCTTACAAGTTTACAAATAAATGCTCCTTATAAAGAAATAGGTACTTATTCAGTTAGCTTACAAGGTTCAGGTGCTTATGGTACAACAGGAACAACAATAAATCCTTCAGGAGTAGTAATTATAGCAGGTGGTCAAGTTTATATGAAACAATATACGGCAGCAGGTGGAGAATCAACAATTACTTGGTCAGATATGATAGGAAAGATTTGTTTAGGAGTAACAAGAGGTGGTGTTGAGGTTAGAACTATTTTAACAAGTGGAGTCCCAACAGGAGAGAATGTAACATTTAATAGTACAACAGGTGTTCTTACATTTGCTAGGGCTTTAGAATCGGATGAATTTATTAGAGGAATATTTCAATAATTAATATGAGTCAACAATTACAAATAACAGGTGGTGCGAAAGTAAGAAGTTTAGAAGGTGTAATAACAGGTACAACTGGTGTTTTAAATTCTTTGCCTATCAATGGTTCATTGGGTATCCCTCAATTAGATGTTAATGGAAAGATATTAGTTTCTCAATTACCTAACTCTGTAATGGAGTATTTAGGTACTTGGAACGCAGCTACTAACACTCCTACTTTGGCAAACGGCACAGGTAATGCTGGGGATGTTTATTTATGTAATGTTGCAGGAACAGTCGACTTTGGTGCTGGTCCTATTTCTTTTGTGGTTTCTGACCAAGTTATTTATTCAGGAACTATATGGCAAAAAGCTAGTGGAACTTCAGGAACAGTTACTTCAGTAGCTGCATCTATTACAGGAAATTCATTAGGAATAACTGGGTCTCCAATTACAACGGCTGGAACTTTGGCATTTGCTTTTGCAGGTACAAATCTACAATATGTAAATGGTGCTGGTAATTTGACCACATTCCCGACTTTAATTTCTAGCATAGGTTTATCTATGCCAAGTGCTTTTAGTGTCTCTAATAGCCCTTTAACGGCTAATGGAACGATTGCAGTAGCAGGAGCAGGAAGTACTGCTCAGTATATTAGAGGAGATGGTACTTTAGCAACTTTCCCTGCCGTTGGTGGTGGAGGCGGTGGAATTAACTTTTACTTAAACGGAGGTACAAGTCAAGGGACAATAAGTGGTAATACTTATTATCAAATGAGTCCTAATGCAGTTATTGATACAGGAGTAGATTTTAGTACAAGTGTTAATGGTGTAGTAGGTTATTTTCTTACTGATGTCAGTTCCCCTAATCAATTAAAAATACCTGCTGGTAATTGGAATTTTGAATTATATTTTAGTGCTTCATCTAATGGTGGAAGTCCTAGTTTTTATGTAGAAGTTTTTAAATATAATACAGGAGTATTTACTTTATTAGGTTCAAGTGTTGCAAATCCTGAAGGTATAACTAATGGAACTGCAATTGACCTTTATGTTACTGCGGTAGCAATTCCTACAACAACATTAATTGTATCTGATAGAATAGCATTAAGAATTACAGTTAGCACAAGTGGTAGAACAATTACTTTGCATACTCAAGGAACTCATCTATGCGAGGTTTTAACAACTTTCCCTAGTGGAATTTCTGCTTTGAATGGGTTAACATTAAACACTCAATATTTTGCAACAGGAACAAGTGGAAGTGATTTTAATATAGCTAGTGTACTTGATACGCATACTTTTAATATTCCTGATGCTGGTGCAAGTGCAAGAGGGGTAATGACAACAGGAACTCAAACAATAGCAGGAGCAAAGACATTTAGTGGTAATTTAACTGCTAATAGTTTTATTAAAATAGGTGGTGGTAATTTGGAGTTCTTAAAGGCTGATGGAAGCGTAGATAGTACTGCTTATGTTCAATCTGTTACTGCTACTTCGCCATTAGTTCGTACTGGAGCAACTAATACTCCTATTCTTTCTATTCCTGCTGCAACTTCATCAGTTAATGGTTATTTGACTTCTACTGATTGGAATACTTTTAATAATAAAACAAGTGCTTCAGGAACGGCTAGTCAAATAGCTTATTTTACTGGTGCTAATTCTTTAGCCTCTGATAGTTTTTTATGGTGGGATGCAAGTCTTAATAGAATAGGTATAGGAGATTTTAGTGTAATAACTCCTCCTGCTGCTTTGAGTATGATTTCAACGATAGGTGCTTGGTACAATAGAAATGTTGCTAGTACTGTAAATTATAGTGAAATTGGATTGTATTATGATGGAGCTACTTATGGACATTTAATTCAATCTAACAAAGTAGGTACTACTGATTATTCAAGAATTAGTTTTATAAATAATGGTCAAACAGCACTTGTATTAGCTGAAGATTATAACGTAGGAATAAATACAAGAGTTCCTGTACCAAATATAACTGGTGTAAGTGGACAAGGTTTAGATATTTTTGGAGGTTCGTTTGCTGCATCATTAGCATTTCATACTACTGCTAGTGGTTCAACTATTACAGATGGTGCTAGACTTTATTTAGTTAATGCTGGTAATTTAATATTAAACAATTTAGAAACTGGTTCAGTTATTATAAATGCTGATAATGGAGATGTTGTTTTACAAGCTGGTGGCTTTGAGAAACTAAGAGCAATATCAAGTGGTAATGTTTCTATTACAGGTTCTTTACAACAAAGTGCGGTAACTTCTGCAATATTAAAAGCTAGTTCTACTGGTGTAATAGTTGCTGCGGTAGCAGGTACGGATTATCTTGCGGTAGGAAGTGCGGTAACAAGTGTAACAGGAACAAGTCCTGTGGTATCTAGCGGAGGAACAACTCCTGCTATTTCAATGGCTGCTGCTACTACAAGTGTTAGTGGATATTTAACTTCAACGGATTGGAATACTTTTAATGGTAAGTTTACTTTGCCTTCATTAACTGCTGGTTCAGTTTTATTTAGCAATGGAAGTACAATTGCTCAAAACAATGCTAATTTCTTTTGGAGTACTGGGTATAATTCATTGGGAATAGGAACTCAACCTTCTGTTGGGTATGTTTTGCACGTTTATGCAGCAACAAATGCTAATGCTTATGCGTTAATTGACAATCCTAATGCAACAGGTCAATCAGGACTTTATTTAAAATCTAATGGTGGATTTCAAGCAGGATTTAAATATAATGTTACAGGAAATATTACAGAAGTATTTAGTAATGTAGGGGATATAAAATTAACGGCAGGAGCAGGATTTGGTTTGACTATTGCAAATGCAGGAACTGCTAGTTTTTATTCTAGTGTTACTGCGACATCATTTGTAAAGTCAGGTGGAACAAGTTCTCAATTCTTAAAGGCTGATGGTTCTGTTGATTCAACGGCTTATGGAACAGGTACAGTTACATCAGTAACAGGTACTGCTCCTGTTGTTTCAAGTGGTGGTGCTACTCCTGCAATATCAATGGCAGCTGCTACTGCTTCAGTAAATGGTTACTTAACATCAACAAACTTTACAACTTTTAATAATAAGTTTACCTTACCTTCTTTAACGGCAGGTTCGGTATTGTTTAGTGATGGTTCTACTATTGCTCAAGATAACTCTGCTTTCTTTTGGAATAATACTTCTAAGGCATTAAAAGTTACTACTGTTGCAACAGGAACTGCTGCTCCTTATGCTATACATGGAGTCGGAACTAACTGTGTTATTATGGCTGAAAATCCTAATGCAACAGGAGTAGTAGCTATAAGAATGGATTTGAATGGCTTTACTCAAACATCTTTATCTTATTCATCAGTATCAGCTAGAACTTCACTTTCAAGTAACTATGGTGCTTTAAGATTAGAGGCTTCTAGTGGTAATGGTGTAACTTTTGCTACAACAGGAGCAGCTACATTTGATAGTAGTATTGCTGCTACAAGTGCTACGTTTAGTGGAGAAATAACTTCAACCACAGGTAATAATAGTTCAATAATTTCTAATAGTTCTATTACAACAGGTTGGATTAATTTAATTTATGGAGTAAGTACAGGTGCTAATGTGGCATTAGCAATGGAAAATTCAACAGGAGGTAATAGAGCAGTTGGTACTTTAGCTTATGCTGGTGTATTATCTACATATACAAATACTGCTTTACAATTAGGTACTAATAATAATATCAGATTAACCATAACAGGAACAGGCAATGTAGGTATTGGTACAACTAGTCCTAGTGCTAAATTTATGGTTTTAAGTGATACAAATACTTCAGCTACAAATATTGGTCGTTTTGCAGCAGCAAATAATACTCTTGCTATTGGTATAGGTTATGAAACTATAAGACAAACAGAAACAGGTGGTAGTATATTATTTGAAACAAATGCTACCGAAAGAATGCGTATTACAAGTGGGGGTGAGGTATTAATTAATGGGACATCTAATACTTATAGTAATAAAGTAAAAATTGAGGGTGGTGCAAATTTATTGTCATTATTAAGAACATCTGTAAGAGAATATGGATTTCAAATATCATCTGGTGGAGAATTTACAATAAGAGATTATACAGCTGCTGCTGATAGATTTCTAATTTCAAGTAGTGGTGTTGTTACAATTTCTGCATTAGGAAGTGGTACAGTTACTGCAACAAGTGGTGTATTATCTGCTGTTTCAGATATGAATTTAAAAATAGAAGATGGGTTTATTGATAATGCTTTAGAGAAGGTATTAAAATTAACTCCTAGATACTTTTTATGGAAAGAAGAAAGTGGGTTGCCTACTGATTTAAGACAATTAGGTTTTTATGCACAAGAAGTTAATTCAGCATTAGGAGAAGAAGTTGCAAATACACCAAAAACAGAAAATGATAGTTGGGGTATTTATGATAGAGGTATAATAGCAATGCTTACTAAAGCAATTCAAGAACAACAAGCTACCATAACATCATTACAAGATAGATTAGATAAACTAGAAAATAAATAAAATGAAAACAATATTCCCACTATCAATTTGGCAAAATGGACAGAATGTTCAAGCCATATACTTAAAAGCGTTTGTTCAAACGGACAACCTATCAACCTTTGCATCTTTTTGCTACTTTCTAATAGATGCTAATTTAAATACCTTAAATACAGGGTTAGTAGAAATTACAGGCAAAGACTACGATAGTTATGAAACTAATCCTTATGCTTGGGATTATATAGCTAAGACTTTAGGTTTAACTATTACAGGGGATTATGTTCCACCTGTTGTAGAAACTCCAATAGAAACTCCTACTGAGGAAATTATAACGGAATAATCTTATATTTGTAAAAAATCAATATTATGATAACAATCAACAACGACCAATTAAAAGAATTAGAAGCATTTATTAATCAAATCCCAACTGCTTACGGCTTACCCCTTATTCAGTTTCTTGGAAAATTAAATGCAGAACAAAATCCTCCAGTAGAGGAAGTAACAGAAGCATAATGCCAAATCATAGCGGTCAAGCTGACTTCGGAATGATACTAAGTATCACGAGTGCTGCAATCAGCATTACTAACGTTCAACCGATTGTAACTTTGGTAGCCAGTTTGGTCGCTATTGTCTCAGGTCTTTTTGCAATAAGATATTATTATAAGGCAGCCAAAAAATTTAAATAATGAAAGAGGTTGTAATCACTTTGTTGGTTGCAGTATTAATCCTTTTCATATTTAAGGGGAATCATAATAATATAGAGCCTATTGTTATAACTAAGGTTGATACAATAGTAAAACACGATACTTTGCGTAAGTATAAAAAAGGGGATTCAATCCCTTTTGTTGTTGTGGGTATAGATACTACTACAATTCACGATACTATACGTATTCTTCAAGATTATTTGTACGTACGAGCTTATTCAGATACTTTTCGTATCGATACGGATAATTACGTATCTATTCAGGATACCATCTCAAAAAATAAGATAATAGGTAGGTCATATTTCAGCAATTTTACCCAAAAAACAATAAGAATAGAAACCATCAGGACAACACCATCCAAAAATGAGCTTTATTGGGGTGTTTTAGCCGATTTAAGGACATTTGACAATAAAGTCGGCATAGGAGTTGGTTTAGGGTTTAAAACGGCTCAAAAGGGCTTATTTACAATATCAGCAACAACTAATCAATATTCAATTGGATTTTACACTAAATTTTAATAAATGAAAAAGTTAATAAACATAATAAAAGGATTTTTTACTAAAAAGGAAATAGTAATAGAAAAGCCTAAAAAAGCTAAGAAAAAATGACACAAGAGGAAATATCAAATCAATTAGCTGCAAATCAAAGCAAGAGTGGATTAGTTGAAAAGCTAGTCTTTGTCTTATTGCCTATTTGCGTTTCTGCTATTGGATGGTTACTTACTCAAGTAAGCACTTTAAACAACCAGATAACTGTGTTAAATAATAAAGTTGCAGTTGTAGTAACTGCTGAAAATAAAGCTATCCCACCACAGGGTACAACGATTGAAATGGAAGCTATTAGGTCGGCAGCAGCACAAAGTAGAGCAGATATGAAAATGGAAATAGTTGAAAGAATGACTAATATAAAAGAATCAGCAGCAACAGAAAGAGCAGAAATTAAACAAAGATTAGCAGTATTAGAATATAAAAATAAATTAAAATGAAAGACTGGATAAAAAATTTACTTAGTGATGAAAGAGGAAGCATAAGTACTAAAAGAGTAATAGCCTTAGTTTCGGCATTATTTCTTTGCATTACTTTGATAGCTAACTCATTTAGTCATATTGAAATAGCACCATCTGATAAGTTGGTAGATGCCGTTATGGTTATTTGTATAGCTGCAATGGGGACAACAACAATAGACAAATTCTCAAAATGAAACAAAAAGCAATCCTTAGAGTAGCCTTAGTGCTTTGGTTTGTATTATTAATATTCTTTATAATGGCAAGTTATGTTAAGTAAAAAAGCAATTGACTTAATAATTCAGTTTGAGGTTGGAGGTAGAACTTATTACGAAAAGAAACTACAATCCCCTATTTGGGCTGGTGGGGATTCAGGAATTACAATAGGAATGGGATATGATTGCGGATATGTAAGCGAAAAGCAATTCTTTCAGGATTGGGGTAATCAATTAACTCCTAATTTCCTAGACCCATTGAGAAAGGTTATAGGGCTTAAAGGGATACAAGCTAAGCAAATGCTTAGAGGGGAATTATTACAAGTTAAGATATCATATAATCAAGCCTATGAAGTGTTTGTTAAATGTTCTGTGCCTAAATATTTTAAGTTAACTAAGGCAATATATCCAGAGTTAGAAACGTTAAATGAGGACACACAGGGAGCATTGGTTTCTATGGTTTACAATAGAGGTAACAAAGTTGAAGGGGATTCAAGAGTTGAGATGAAAGCCATTGTTGATATGGTGGCTAAAAAGAATTACTTAGGAATAGCAGAGGAGATTGAAAAAAGCAAAAGACACTGGGAAGGGAAGGGTCTTGATGGCTTGGTGGTAAGAAGGGAGGCTGAGGCTGACCTTATTCGTGATAGCATAGCATAACAAAAACCTAAAATATGGCAACTCAACAACCGCTTAAAACTAAGCGTAGAAGACTCTTTTTTGATATAGAAACGAGTCCGAACATCGGTTTGTTTTGGGAAGCTGGTTATAAGAAAAACATTGATTACTCAAACATTATTCAAGAACGTGCAATTATTTGCATCTGTTACAAATGGGAAGATGAAAAAGAAGTTTACTCCCTTCAATGGGATTCTAAGCAAAACGATAAAGCAATGCTCCTTAAATTTATTGAGGTGGCAAATACATCTAATGAAATGGTTGGACACAATGGTGATAAATTTGACTTGGCTTGGATTAGAACAAGATGCCTGTTTCATCACATTGATATGTTCCCTAAATATGTAACCATTGACACTCTTAAAGTAGCAAGACAAAAGTTTAGATTCAATTCAAATCGTTTAAATTATATAGCTGATTTCTTAGGTTTAGGTCAAAAGATTAAAACCGAATATTCACTTTGGAAGGACATTCTTTTGCACAAGGATAAGATTGCTATGGAAAAGATGATAAAATATTGCAAAAAAGATGTTGTTTTGCTAGAGAAGGTATTTGCAGAATTAAAGAATCATATTGAACCTAAAACACATTATGGAGTAGTATTTGGAGAAGATAGGGGAACTTGTCCAGAGTGTGGAAGTGATGAATTAATCCGTAATAACAAAGTAGTAACGGCTTCAGGATTAACTAGAATTCAATATAAATGCCAAACTTGTCATAAATACCATTCAAAAACTGATAAATAATGAAGATGCCTAAGAACTGGAACAAGATGAAATTATCCGAGCAAGAAAGCTGGTTAGTTAATAAATTACAAGAGTATTATTCAGTAGAGAATGAAATTACTAAGATGTTAGCTAGAATAAGAGGCGGACAAAGAGTAATAGTAAAGGATATTGATAGACCTGATGAAGCCCTATTGAAAGCGTGAGAATCAAAATTATATATCGTAAACTTGGTAAGGAACAGGCTTACGGAATATCCTCAAGTGATGGGGTAATAGAAATTGATGAAAGGCTTAAAGGTCGTAAAATGATGGAGGTGTTAATACACGAACTGCTGCACTGCATAAATCCTACGGATTCGGAAAAAACAATAATTAGCAAAAGTGTAACTTTGACTAAGGTCTTGTGGAAAGAAGGGTATAGGAAAATAGATGATACTATTGACTTGCCTTTACAGGATGGGTCAATTTAGGTTGTTTTTTCTTGGTTCATAGGTTCTCCTCAGCGTAAAAAGCTGGGGAGTTTTTATTATATTTGTGTTTAGATATACTAATGGTTCGGAGGTACGTTTTTACGTTGCCTCCCTTTTTTTTGACACATATTGTTATAACATAAGTCAAGTTATAACTTTAGTCAATCTATTACTTTACTTTATCCCTTTAAAGTAACATAACGACTACTATATGTTACTTTAATGACACATTATTATAATTTGGATATCTCAATTTGTGATGTTAACGTTTTCGTGAAAGGTTTAAAATAGTGAACACTTGCGTAGTATTACTACCAACAATTAACAAATTATGTCATAATTATTTGAAAATTAGTGACATATCTAGCCTAATTCTATTACATCATTTTACATATTATAACCTAACTATTTAACATATTGTGTAAAATATGCATGAATAATTCGAAAAAATTCATGCAAAAGTTCGCTAATAGAGAACTTTATCAATCACAAAAATTACATAATAAGGCAACTTTGAGCCGTAAATGACCGATAATTGGCTCATTTATGACCGATAAACCTAAACCTTAACATAACTTTAACAAAGTAATTTAAAAAATTTAATGTTAGTATTGTAATTGTTTGTATCTTTGTGTAACAAAAGGGAGAGGCACTCCATAAAAACTGCACCATTAGTATGAAAACAAGTACATCAAAACAATTATCAAAACCTCTTTATGTAATATTAAGAGAAGATAATGAAACAAAAGAAATTCAAATTTTATCATTGTCTAGGGCTAAGGAATTACTTAGTAATTATTGGAAAGTAGAAGACATAGAAAAAATGTTAGACAAAGGACAAGAACTTTTTACTCCTTATGCTACATATTCAAAAGAAATTATGGCTTTTTATACAGAACCTAAAATTATAAAATAATTAACCCCAAAGGGTAGGGATGCGACTACTCAACGCATATTTTAAAACAACCATTATGAAAACAGTAATTAGTTACAACAACAATTTTTACCCCTACAATTTCTTATTTGTTCCAATGGGAGGCGACAACATTTTCTTAGACTACGAAATAGATGGCTCTAAATTCTTCCTAGTGAAGTTTAGGACTATTGATGTAGCCAATAATCAAATCATTTTATCAATCGTAAAACTTTAATTATGAAACCAGATAGTTTTGAAATCAAAGGAATAAAAGCAGTAATAGTAATAGTATTATGCTTAGTAATAGCAATGTTAGCCGATAACTTATAAACCCAAATAAATGAAAGTAGAAAAAAAAGAGGTGGTCTGCATTAGACTTCCTGAATCAATCAAAAAGAAAGTAGATGCCGAAGCTAAAAAAATGTATTTAGCACCAAGTAAATTAGTGTCCATTATTGTACAAAAATATTACGAACCTAAAAACCAATAGTATGAAATTAGACTATCAAGGAAAACAACTAAAACTACACAAGAGAGCAACTTGTTTATTAGAACTTCTAAAGAAGGCTCAAGCAGAACAATCAAGACAGGAGAAGTTATTAGCTGAATGGAGAGCAGCAGGGAACTATGATAACATTAGATTATTTACTCACGAAAATAACTACTTGATAAGACTTGCTGAATTAAATGACATTCAAAAAAGAATACTCAAAAGCTATTATTGGCTTATTGTAGAATTATATTCTATAAGTGAGAACTTTTTATTACCTATAAATGTAATAGAATGAGTTACATAGATAATGGTAAAGCGGAATTGCATCGCCTTGTTTACATCCTAGAAGTGGAGAACGAGATGCTAAGGAATCAAATTATAAAACTTAAAATAGAAAAGAATGAGTTACTGGACAATGCCATCGGCAAAAGAAGACAGGAGGACAACGAATCAAATGATAAAGTATTCTGAAGTGATTATAGATAAAATAGCAGAATATTATAAAATCAATGCTAAAGATATTAAAGGGAAAAGCAGAAAAAGGAATTTTGTAAAAGCTAGATTTATTGCAATGCACTTTATAAAAAATAACACTTCTTTAACATTAAAGGTAATTGGAGATATAGTTGGCAGAGACCATACAACAGTTATACATTCGTTACAAACAATCAAAAACACTTTAAGTTTACATTATGATACTGATTTAAAGGATGAATTAACCGAAATAAAAAAATTAATATAAATTTTATTTATTCACAAAAAAGTCTTATTTTTAATTATTAATTACATAAAAACCATAGTATGATTACCTTACAAACAAATTCGCTTATCAACATTTACAAGGCAATTTCTGATTTTCAGCAAGAATGCCCAGTAATTCACAAAGGCACAACAGGGCATAATTACACCTATGCCGATTTGCCTACAATTCTTGAAATAATTTATCCGTTACTCAAGAAACACAAACTAGGATTTATTCAACCTTTAGAAGGAGACACCTTAAAAACTATTGTTTTCCATATTGAAACAGGAGAACAAATAGAAAGTTCAGTTACTATTCCACAAATAACTTTACGAGGAATGAATGAGTACCAGTCGCTAGGTTCGGGAATTTCCTATTTTCGGAGATATGCTCTTACAAGTTTTTTTGGTTTAGTGAGTGATAAAGACACTGATGCAGCAGGGGAAAAAGCTACTGCGGTATTTATTAAAAAACACAAATCAGTGTTGGATTTAACATTAGCTATTGATATGTGCGAAACTATTGCAGAATTAAAAAAATTACATACCTTAAATATAGATTTATTGAATGATGGTATAACTGCATTATTCACATCTAAAAAAGCAAACCTATGATTGACCACAAATTAATTAAACTAAGAGAATTAGTAGTTTATTATAATTGGAAGTATGAATGTACTCGCCACATAGGAAGTAAAATGGCTTGGAATGATTTAGTACAAGCTAAAAAGAATCTAAAAGAATACAACGCTAAAACCTATCCAGTAACAAGATTATTAACCCATGCTCAACCATTTAATAGAATGAATGATTGGACAGAACAATTTGAAAATTTAGATTAATAACCAAAACAAATAAAAATGATAGTATTATCAATCGAAAAGGAAGCCGTTAAATGGAAAAAATCCGAAAAGAATGGCAAAGAGTATGCAACAGTAGTAGTAGAAAAACGCAAAGAAAAGGATAAGTATGAGAATACTCATTCAGTATCTAACTCCCAGTCTAAGGATGAAAGGGCTGAGAAAAAGAAAAAAGAATATGTAGGGTCAGGCAAAGAGTACAACTTTGAAAAGAAGGAATATCCAAAAGGAGTAAACCAACAAGAATCGGAGGACAATCTTCCCTTCTAGCCGTATTTATAACCAATCTAAAAACAAAAAAATGAGCCAAACAAAACAAATCGCCAACTACTTAAATAAAGGTAGAAAGCTAACCCCAATTGATGCCTTAAATAAATTCGGATGCTTTAGATTAGCAGCTAGAATATCTGATTTAAGGAACGATGGAATGAATATAGTAACCAAGATAATTAAGCTGGATAATAGAAAGCAGGTTGCCCAATATTCAATAAAATAGGTTATATTTGCAATAGGTGTAGGATACCTAATTTTAAACTTATTGGCTCGAAGCTGAACCCCTAATCCTACTGGGGGGAATGCCTAGAGCCTTTTTATTTTATGAAAAGTAATTCATATTATTTCAGCCACGATTATAACGCTGCAAATGATACAAAAGTCCTTTTTTTAAGGCATCAATTAGGAATGGAGGGTTATGGCATCTATTGGTATTTAATAGAGCAATTAGCAAATGCAGGAGGTAAATTACCCCTAGAATTAATTCCTGTTTTAGCTATGCAGATGCATTGCACAGATGTAAAAGTCAATGGAGTATTAATGAATTTTGATTTATTTACTATTGATAAAAACGAATTTTGGTCAGAAAGACTACAAAATCACCTAGAATTAAGGCTAAAACTAAGTGAAAGTGGTAAAACAGGAGCAAATAATAGGTGGGGTAATAGGGTGGCTATTGGGGAGGGTAATGCAAAGGAAAGAAAAGAAAAGGAAATAAAAGGAAATGAAAGTAAAGTAAATGAAATAAAAGTAATAGATATAGATTTTGATAGGTTTTGGGATTTGTATGATTATAAGAAATCTAAGGATAAAGCAGAAAAGGCTTGGAAAACTTTAAATAAAGAGGAAAAGGCTTTAGCTTTACAAAACGCACCATTATACGTTAAATCAACTCCTGACAAGCAATTTAGAAAACATCCTACCACATATTTAAACAATAAAAATTTCAACGATGAAATTATTGAACGAACTATTAGTACAAAACTTACCTACGCAGAAAGAGAATGGGAGAAGTTTAAGCAGCTTGGACAATGATGAATTAAAGGTCTTTAAGGCTTTAGAATCTATGAGTATTAAACAATGCTCAAGAATTGAAGTAGTAGAGCATTTAAAAACTTGCCTTGCATTAAGTGGTACTCAAATGCCAACTAATGAGATATTCCAGCTTTGTGTTTCTTTTGTTATTGAATCTTTTGGTCAATATAAACTAAAGGAATTAGGAACTGCCTTTAAGATGTTTGCAGAAGATAAATTCTCAATTGATAAGCATATAAATTTTAGCCCTAAGTTAATTGGGGAGGTAATGAACGCATATAAGAAGATAGCAATACAAGTAAGAAACAAAATTGAGGTAAAAGAAATAAACGAAACACCAATGGAAATAGATGAAGAACAAGTTATGAAAGATGAAGCAGAGTACTGGAAGACATCAAAGAAAGATTGGAGATTTCTAAACTATCAATGCTTTGACTATCTATGGAAGCGAAAGTTAATTAAAATAAGTCCTGATAAGGCAGATTTAATAAAAGCTAGAGTAAACGCTTATAATTTGGGACAGGCAAAGAAACCTGAGGATATTTTAGTAGATGAGGAAACAATTAGGCAACAATGCAAGAAATATTCATTAAAACTTTATTACGACAACGAGTTATGATAGAGAATTATATACCAATGGAAGATGTGCTTATTAGGGTTAAATACCATCCTGATATAACCAAAGAAGAAAAGCTACAATTTGAAGAAATAGTCAAAGGTCTTTATATGACCGACAAAATAAAAGAAAAAGTATTTAAACCTATAATTAAAAACCAACAAAGAAACCAAAACAAATAACCTATGGAACTAGATACAGTAGTAATATTAAAAGATGGCAGAAAAGGTATTATTCAATATGGGCAATATCAAGGAGAATACGGAGTAAGTAATCATTGGGGTGGTAAAATACTTGATGAAAATGGAAATTTAACTGAAGATGGATTCAATGGATATAATAACGGACGGGATTGGATAAAATACGATGGCGAATATACTATTGAAAAAAGAATAAATTTTATAAACAAATAACCTATGAAAATCATTATTGGATTAATCTGCATCTCATTGATATGGTTTATATATCAAATTAAAAACTCAAACTACGAAAAATGAAACAAACATTAGAACTAATTAAATTCTTCTTTATTTCAGTCCCAGTATTCCTAATAGTTTACTGCTCTGCAATGCTTTACATAGAAATAAAAGACCTTATAAAAAAAATATGAAAGGACACGAAAATGCTCAGCCTGTGAGAATGATATTCTTAGACACAAAAGAAGAAATAGAGTTTAAATCAGTAGCATACGCTAAAAGAGTAACAGGAGTAAATGAATACCAAATAAAGGAATCTTTTAGTCCAATTAAAAAGAAGCGGTTTGAGTACCAAGAACGAAAAATAACGTTTCGTATTAAAAAGTAACTTAGTTTTGCATTATGGCACTACCTACGATTCCTAAATTAACGGCAAAGGCTCAACAAGTATTTAATCGATACATTAGACATAGGGATTATCAAGATGGATACTTTACTTGTATTTCTTGCGGTCAGGTTAAGGCACAAGATGTTATGGATGCTGGGCATTACGTTCCAGTCAAAGGAAGTTCAGCTTTAAGATTTGATGAGTACAATGTAAACGGAGAGTGCAAGGCTTGTAATG